CTGCATACACTACTCCAGAGATTGTTGAACACAGAAATAAGGAGTGGGTAGAATATGGAAGTGATAATAACTATTTTAATTACTTGATTGATAGGTTTACCAAATCAACTACCAACAATGCTATTATCACAGGGATAGCCAAAATGATTTACGGCAAAGGTTTAAGTGCTACCAATAGCAGCAGAAAACCAGAAGCCTACGCAAAGATGCTTACTTTATTTCGCAAGAATGATTTGCGTAGATTTGCGATGGATAGAAAGCTGCTTGGAATGGCTGCTTTTCAGTTGACTTATGACAAAGGCGAAGTAGTTAAAGTATCTCACTTTCCAATGGAAACTTTAAGAGCAGAAAAGTGTAATAAGGATGGCGAGATTGAGGCTTGGTATTATCATCCAGACTGGATTAATAAGAAGCCAAGCGAAGAGCCTACAAGAATAGCATCATTTGGATTCGGTAAAGGCAAGAATGAGTTGTATGTTTTGAAACCTTATGTGAGTGGTTACTACTATTATTCCCCTGTGGACTATCAAGGTGCTTTACCTTATTCAGTCTTGGAGGAAGAAATAGGCGATTACTTGATTAACGATACTATCAATGGATTTAGTGGTACTAAAGTAGTCAACTTTAACAATGGTGTGCCTGATGAAGAAAAGCGAGAACAGATTAAGCGAGATGTATTAAAGAAGTTGACAGGAACTAAAGGCGAGAAAGTAATTATAGCCTTTAATGCAAATGCTGAGAGTAAAACAAGCGTGGAAGATTTACCACTAAATGATGCTCCAGATCATTATGCTTATTTAAGTGAGGAATGTGTTAAGAAATTGATTGTAGGTCATAGAGTAACAAGCCCAATGCTTATAGGATTAAGAGATGGTGGTAATAGTTTAGGTAATAATGCCGATGAAATTAGAACGGCTACACTATTATTTGACAACGTGGTTATTAATACATACCAAGAGGAAATAACTGATGTTATAGATGAGATATTGGCTATTAATAACATATCATTAAACACTTACTTTAAAACCTTAGAGCCGTTAGAGTTTGTTGATACGGATGGTTTAAATAAGGAGGCAACAGAGGAAGAAACAGGAGTTAAGATGTCTGCTGAATATGACTTAACAGAAGATGGCGAGGAAATAAGCGATGAGTGGGAATTAATAGATGAAAGACCTGTTGATTACGAAAAGGAAGCAGATTTTGATAAGGTGTTAATGGCTAAAGTGCCAAGTAGCAATCCAAATGGTAAAAGTGAACAGGATACTAATTTGTTTAAAGTGAGATATAAATATGCTCCGAACAAAACAGATTCAGAGGGAGAAAGCAGAGAATTTTGCAAGAAAATGGTAAGTGCTAAAAAAGTATATCGTAAAGAGGATATTATTGCTGCTGGAGATAAGCCTGTAAATAAAGGATGGGGATTAAGTGGTGCTGATACATATAGTATTTGGCTTTACAAAGGAGGAGGAGGATGCCATCATTTTTGGATGAGGCAAACATACCTTAAAAAGAACAACAAAAAGATAGGTGTAAATGAGGCAAAAAGAATGATTAATGCTTTGCCTCCAGATGAAAGGGAAAGGCTGCCCAAAAATGAAAAAGAAGTGGCTCAAAGACCGGTTGATATGCCAAACGATGGATTTGTAAATAAAATAAGATGAGCAAAGCGTTATTTATTACCAATACAGATTTAAAGAGATATAGTGTACTTGATGGTTCTTTAGATCCTGACAAATTCTTGCAATATATAGAGGTAGCTCAAGATATACACTTGCAAAGATATATGGGTACTGACTTATATGATAAGATAAGTGCTGATATTGTTGCCGACACATTAACAGGCGATTATTTATCGCTTGTAAACACATATATAAAGCCCATGACTATCTTTTGGGCATTGGTGGAATATTTACCCTTTGCAGCATATCAAGTTGCTAACAAGGGAGTTTTTAAGCACACATCCGAGAATAGCACATCGGTTGAAAAAGATGAGATAGATTATTTAGTAGAGAAGAACAGGAACATAGCCCAACACTACTCGCAGAGGTTCATTGATTATATGTGTTATAACGGAAATGATTACCCAGAATGGACAAGTAATACCAACGAGGACATTAATCCAAGCAGCAAAAATTTTAACAACGGATGGCAAATTTAAAAAGCGAAAAAACTAAATTAAAGAATATAAAAAAGTTAGAAAAATACCTAAAAAAACAGAGCGATGACTTGGGGAAAAATATACAATAGTACTTGGTGGGGTAATCCCATTAAAGATGGTTGGGGAGGTATTTATTATGACATCGCTAATCTCATCGTAGGTGTATATGCTGACAGGGTGGAGGATGATGGTGGAGTGGTTGAAGCCGAGCAATGCCTTAGTACTTTTATTGAGTTTTTACAGGATAATTAAAAATATAAAAATGAGAACATATATAATAGTACCTTTTGCAGATGTTACTGAAGAGATCATAGAATTGGTTGTTGAAAGTAATATAAATAGTCTAAGACATTCCGTTAAAGGCGAGGATAGAGTAGTGCTAAAATACGAAGGAGAAACGCCTGTTGAATTGGAAGATTATGCACCATATACCCATGAGGAGATTTTAGTGGAAATGGCAACGGCTGATTGGACATCTAACGAGGAGGTGTAGTTATGAGTTTATACGATGAAGCTATATTAATCCAAAAGCCGAGTGGCTATAAGGCTGAAAAACTTTACAATGTAATGCCATCTCCAGAGGTATCCGAGCAATCCAGCGTTGAGTTTGATGGTGTTGATGATTATTTGGCAGTTGATGATATAACCTTTAGTGCTGGTCAGACTATTTCAATGTGGATTAATCCAACCGAACTTGATAACTATCGTTCACTTTTCGGAAAGGATGCTACCAGTTCTTATGTAAGATTGATAAGTGGTAGTGAGGATAAAGGTTTTGAGGGAGAAACCGATACTAATGGAGATTTTTTTACATTACAATCATCAAATATTGTTTTTGTTGAAGGAGAATGGGCTCATTTAGTTTTGGTTTGGAATGATGACCAAACTTGGACAATGTATTGTGATGGCATAGAAGAAGCGACATCATCTGCTACAACGGATAACACAATGACAATAAGTTATTTTGGTGTAGGTTATTCTTCAAGTACATTTTATGGCAAAATATCCGATGTTGCCATATTCAGCAGAGAGTTAAACCAATCCGATGTAAAAGAGATTTACAACTACGGCAGTCCAAATGATTTGTTAGAAACATCTTTTGTGAATGACTTGGATTTGTACTACCAAATGGGCGATGGAATATTAGATGAATATCCATTGATTGCTGACCAAACAAACGCAACATTAGGGAGTGATGTTATAAGTGGATGGGACTTTACAAGTGGATGGTCAGCAGATGGTGGTGTAACAATTGATGATGACAATAGCTTTACATCAACTGGTGCTGGAGGTATTACGGATTCTGATGTTGGAATGGAAGTCGGCAAAGTTTATAGAGTGTTAATAGAAGGGAGTAGTACAACGAGTGTAACTGTTAGAAGAAATGGAAGCCCTTGGACTACTTACGATACTTTGATATTCGGAACACCTATTTTTATTCAAGCATTGACAACAGGGTTATTTTTAAGAAATGGAGGTGCTGGTACAACTGAAATTACTAAATTAGAGATTCAGCAAGTACAAGGCAATCCAGCAGCGATGACCAATATGTCAAGCGATGATATTGTTGCTTGGACTCCTGATCTTGAAACTGATTTTGATGTAGCAAGATCAAGCACAACAACAAGAATAAATGCAAGTGGTTATATTGAGCAAGTTGCTCCAAATGTTCCAAGATTAAATTATGATAGTGGAGATAGTTGCCCATACCTATTGACAGAGGCTGCTTCAACAAATCTAATAACATACCCTATTAGTTTTGGAGATGATTATTGGACAAAGAGTGGTGCTACTATTGAGGGTGATGCGAGTACAAGTGGTTCGGAGGAAGTTGTAGGTACTGATGCAACTTTTGATGTTGTTAGTAATCCTGTGGGAACTAATACAAATTGGATTGCAGAGGGTGGTGTTACGGCTACGGAGGGGTATGATAGTG